GTGGCATGAGTTGACCACGACACAACCGGCTCGCCGTACCCGTTGACGGTTGCCGTTGGTGATTGGATCGTGATTCTCCTGTCGCTCTTGCCGATAATCATTACACGGTGCGGTATGGTGAAAGAATCGAGTGCAGACCCATTGGAACCTCGTACATCTGCGAGTGAGTGACGGGCTGGCGCTGCTCGTACAAGTTGGCCGCCATCAAGCGCACCGCGTGAACAATCGGCGTGGGAATGCTTGCCTCGGCGTATCCAATGGTCATGTTGATTTGAACCGCGTTGTACGTGTCGTCAAATACGTCGGGCGCGTTGTCGAACGTGATGCGTGCCGGCTGCCGCTTGAGGTCGAACCAATAGTAACTCGTTCCCAGCGTTTGGCTGTCGCCTGCTTGGTCGAGGTAGGTCACCGAACTGATGGCGCTGACGGGAGCCACGGGAATGGTCGTCGTGTGGAATGCGTCCATATGGTAGACCGCCGTCACATCGCCCAGCCGCGTGTTGCAATAATCCTCCACCCACTTGATGGCTGCGTCGCGATATGCCTCGATGAGTGTGTCCTCGTCGCTGTGGTCAACGCGCAGATGTTCCTTGAGGTCAGCCACCGAGATGACTGCGTCGAGGTCTGGCGTGCCTGTTATTTCGATGGTTCCCATGAGGGTAAAAATACGAAAAGGGCGCAAGCCGAAACTTGCACCCCTTTCACTTGACAGATACAGATATTACGATGCAGCTTCGCAGTCGGTAACGATGCTGAATGCACCCGGCTGGCGGATGGCAACATCGAAGAACCGGTTCACGTGCAGAGTTACCTGCGCGTTGCCTGCGGCGCTGTATGGATCAACCAACAAATCGAGGCCACCGAAGTAAGCCAAGATGAGGCCCTGCGAGAAATTACCGAACACCATCTGACCGAGTGGGCCGGCAGCGTTCACGAGGTAAGGCGTTGCAGTGGCTGGGTAGCCGTTGAACGTGTTGCTTGCGAGGTCGTACAACGCGCTAACTGCTGACACCTGAGCGACGTTCTTTGCGAGCTTGTATGCCTCGGGGGACATCACGTAACGAGCAGCGGCCAAGTTGCCACCTGCTGCAAGAACTGCGCTCTCCATAGCCACGGCTAAGGCAGCGGTCATGTCAGTGTTCGCTCCGCCAGTTGACTGGTCATCCACGTCGGTGTCGGCGAGGATGATGTCAAAAGCGCGGTCGTCGATGTACGCGTTCATCGCTGCGCTCAGGTCGTTTGCAATCAAGCGGTCAACGTCTGCGCCTCCCTGCAAAATCAACTGCTTGGTGTATGTTGACTTCGCGCTGACCCGCTCAGGAGTCATTGTAACGCTGTCAAGCAACAAGCCAGAGTTTGCGTTCGGGTCGGCTTCGCCTTCACCCGTACCGGATGCTTTTGTCGCCACGCGTGGGAACTGCAGGTTGCCTGTAGCGTTGCGGATGACCGTTGTACCGAGTTGCTCGATGACAGTCGGAGCGCGCAATGCCTCGATTGCAGCGGGAACGTTCGTAGGAACGTAGCCAGCGCCGGATCCAGTTGTTGCACTGTGTTCGTCCGCGTCACCCAAGGCACGCAATGCCATTGATGGGATGGCGATTTGACCAGCCAACTGCAAGCCTTGGCTGCGGGCTTCCTTCTGAGCTTCCTGCGCCCACTCAGCCTCTGCGCCCTCCAAGTTGCGGCCGTTGCTGACCTGAGCAACTGCGCGAGACAATGAGAATGCGCCGTGAACCCGCTCAACTTCGCGCTGCTCGGATGAAGTCACGTTGCCGCTCTGTGCCATGCGTGCAACCATTGCCTGCTCCCGCTCCTTGTGCTTGATTTTCACATCGAGGTCGGCAATCATGCCGTCCAACTTTGCGGCGCGCTCCTGCTCCGCCTCGGTCATTACGCGGCCTTCCGCATCTGCGGTATTGCCGTAACCCACGAACTCGTTGTAGTACTCAGAGCGTTGGGCCTTCAAATCTTTCAAAGTCATGTTCTTCGTGTTTGTATTGTTTGCCCGCAAGTTACGGACTTCTGAAATTTCCTTTTTCGGTTCCTCGGCAGCAGCTTTTGTTTCACTCGCTTCCGGAATTTCCCGCTCTTCCGTTGCTGGGCTTGGGCTGTGTGCTTCCTTGGTAAACTCACTGCGTGCGCTGACGCTGGCCTGTGGGTACGCTGGGTAGGTCACGGGCGACACATCGAGCAACCGCCCGACCTTGGTGATGGTGCGAAGGTTGGCCTTCTTGTCCACGTCCTGCTCCTCGATGGTGAAGGCAAAGGATGACTGCGTAATGTCGCCGCGCTGAATCATCTTGTACAGGTCGCGCCCTTGGGTGGTGTCGTTGAGAACCGCCTCGTAACGCAAGCCCTCGTCGTCAACGCTCAGGGTGAGTGTCTCGTTCGTCGTGCGTGCCAGTGGTGCGCCGTCGTGGTTCAGCAACAGCCGTACGTCGTTCTGCAAGACGCTGTCAAACGCGCCGGGTGCGATTTGCTCACGAAAAAATCCGAGGTCGGTCTCCTGATTGAATACGGCAGCGTATCCGCTGATTCGCATCTCATCGGCCTCGCCTTCCGCACGCACTTCCATTGTGCGCAGTTCCACATCGTCGCCGTAGTTACCCCTCTTGAGTGGGTCGTTGTTCTTGTTCATTGCTTGAAATTTTGTCCGAATATGCGCCCAAGCGGTCAAGGGCAATTTGATTGACCTGCACGGTGTGCGTGTCGCCGCCTTCAACTGGGTTCATCTCCTCCTTCATCCGCACCTCGTTGATGTTCAGAACGCCCATTTGCAACATTTCGCGGTAAAACGTCGCCCGTGCGGTCATGTCGCCACGGAACAGGTCGTTGAGGTTAAACTTGCTGTACACCTGCGGCCGCTCCGATTCCATCAACAACTTGCGGTCAATCTCCGCCTCGATGCGCTTTGCCCACGGGCTAATCGTGTGGCGTGCGAACATGAGGTTCTGTTGCTCCACGTTGTTGTAGGTGGTTTGGCTCTCCAACTGCACCAGCGCAGGCGGAACGCTGAAAATGCGGCAAATTTCCTCCGCTTGAAACTTGCGTGTCTCGATGAACTGCGCCTCGTCTGGGCTGATGGAAATCCGTGAATACTTGAACCCGAATGGCAGCAGCTTGGTGCCACCTTGGCCGCTGGACTTGTTCCAACTGCCTTGAATCACCTCCATCTGCTCTTTCTTGAGCGGTTGGTCACTGCTCAGAATACCTGTCATCTGCCCATCGCTGCCGAAGTAACTGCTTCCGAAATCCTGCGCGGCCTTGGCAAGACCAAGGTTCTCGCGGTGCAGCCGAATGGGTGACTTGCGCTGCAAATTGCAGATTTCGAGCATATTTTCAGGCTGAACCATGCCGTAGTCCTTGACTCGGTAGATATAGCCCTCTTCGTTGTCGGCCTCCATTCGGTCGACTTCGTAGTAGTCGGCAATGAGAAGCCGCCGTGGATACCCGGCCCCGTCTCGCTCGATGATGGCGTAACCGGATCCATTCAACACCGCGTGACTGATGATGGTTTCCCAAAAATCGTATGCCGTCTGACTTGCGTTGGGCATATCGGTGATGACGGGCTGCGACGGGTGGTTGGTCGCAAGCTCCACGTTTCGGCCATTGCGCAAGTACAAATCGAGCGACAAAGATGCCAGCGTCGAGGCAATTTTGTACGTGCAGGCGTACACCGTGGAAATGGCGAGCGCGTTTGCCTCGTTCACCTGAGCGCCCGCCACTGTGTGCGCGTAGATGCCAAGCTCCTGCGGTATCGCATTGCTCTCATATTTGCCCACGCGGTAACGCAATAGGGCCTTTGCGCGGTCGAAAATAGTTGCCATCGCCCGCAAGTTACGAATTTCAAAGGTTGATGATTTCGAGCAGCATGTCAGGCTCTGGATCGGCTTTCAGATGCTCGCCGATGGCCATCACAAGCGCAACAACCGGGTCGATTTTATCGGCCGAGTGGCCTTTGTCGGCTTTGATGTTGCCCGCTGGGTCAATGCGAAGCTCCACGTTGGAAATGGCCCAACGCAGAACTGGGTCGCCATTGTGCCAAATCTTGCCTTGCCGCGCAAGTATCTGCTGACATTGACACAAAACCTTGGCCGAATGGCGCAATATCTACCCCATCATTGACCAAATCAATGCCGATTTGCGTGGCATTGTAGCGGTCGAAGGCGATTTTGCGGATGTTCAGCGTGTGCATGAGGCAATTTTCGTCGATGACTGCGCCGCTCGTTTGCATCTGCACGCCTGTAATGACGCGCCTGATTTCGTCGTAATCGGTGACGTTGCCAGGTGTGATATGCACGTTTGGTAGCTTCTCGAAGCCTAAATAAGCGTTACCGCCGCGTGACTTCATCTCATCCATCTTGTCTTGCGGCAAAAAGTAGTGCCCGCGAATGAGATATCCGCCATTAACCGGCTGAGCGAGCATAAGGGCGGTTAAGTCACTCACGGAAGCCAAGTCGAGACCTGCCCAAATTGGCTCATTTGGGTCAAAATCCATGTCTGACTCGCCCAACATCCACACCTTATCTTGGATCCAAACGTCCGAGGAACTGACTTGGAGGTTCAGGTGCTTGGTTTTGAACTCGACTTCCGTGGATCCGCCCATTGATTCGGCTTGCGTGTACTGCTCGCGCAGGTATTCGATACTTGGGCTGATGCCGAGGCTCGGGTTTGCCTTGTGCCAGTTCTCCTCTTCGCGCCAATCGTCGCCCTCGTCCATTTCGTACATGAGTGCAAACTGCGCGTCATCATGCCGAGCGCCTTCCAAGACCGCCCGGCAGTGCTTTTTGAGGTCATCCATCGGCCCGCCCGGGTTGAATCCTTCGGTCGAAATGGTAAAATGCAGGCCGTTTGGCCGCGCGCCCATCGAGGACTTAATCACGTTGTAAACGCTGTCATTTTGGTGCGCGTGGTACTCGTCGATGCAGCCAAAGTGCGTGTCAAGGCCGTCCAACGTGTCCTTGTTGGAACCGAGGTAGCCAATCGCGCCGCCTGACTTGGTGCGCCCGCCGCGTAACTTGATGTTCGCGTGCTTGCGGATGGTCAGCGAGCGCTTTGCGAACTCGTACACCGAGCGGTAAGCCTCACCCGCTTGGTCTTTTTTGGTCGCAAGGAAATAGCAGTCAGGCGACGGTTCATCGTCGAAGACGGCCATTGCCAAAGCCAGCGCCGCAGCGAACACTGTCTTGCCGTTTTTGCGGCTGATGAGGACAAACGCGTAACGGAATCGGCGGTTGCTTGTCTCGCGATTGACCCAGCCGAAGATGTTCCACACCACGAACTTTTGCCACTCCATCAACTCGAACGGCTGCCCTGCCTTTGGGCCTTTGAACGTCCGAAGCACGGTTGGGAAGAAATCCACCCAAGCCGATGCAACCTTTGCGTCGAACTCAAACGGCCGGCCTTCCTGCTCGTCGAGGTCTTGCAAGTAGCGTTTGCAGGCCAGCACTACCCACTTTCCCGCCACGCGTTGACCATGCGCCACCTCCACCGCATAACGGTGCGCCGGGTGGTTAGTCCAATCTTGCCCGAAGCTCATCGAGTGGGTCGTCGGTTTGCACGTCAACTTCAATTCGCCGCCTTGCCGCTGGTGTCATGCCCAATTCCTTAAGCGCGACCACCAACTTGCTGCGGCTTTCCTGCAACATTTTCACCTCTGGCCTTGGGCGCACGTTGCCCCGTGGATCCACAAACG